CGGGCGAGCTCAGGGTCAACGGGGTCAGCGCCACGACGGGCCTGGGGCAATCGGGTAGCGGCGGCAACCCGCAGATCGTGGCCTTCGTCGGCGGTTCGGTGGGCTCGACCAATAACACGATCTTCTGGGTCGACGACATCTACACCCACCAGTACACGGCCAACATCCCGGTCACCACCGCGGGCGCGGAGCAGGTCTTCACGGGCGGATTCGCCCTCGTCGGCGGCGGCCTGGTCGGCGGCAGTCTCATCAATGAGGTACTCGTCTTATGAGCGGTTACTATGGGGACTTTGCGGCCTCCAGGACTGTCCGCTGCCGGTTCAACACCGTCAATTCCTCGGGCGTGCCGACCTCGCTCTCGGCCGGCGCGGTCATCGTGACCAGGGACGGGACGGACGTTACCCCCTCGGGCGGCGTGACGCTGACCGCCGACGTCGGCTCCGTCGTCGGCCGGAACCAGGTCGTGGTCGACATGAGCGTGGATCCTGCCACATTCACCGCCGGCTCCGAGTATTCGCTGCGGCTCTCGGGCACGGCCAACGTGGGCGGGACGTCCGTGGTCGGCATCGTGGTCGGCGAGTGGTCCGTCGCCAATCGATCGGCCCTCACGACGCTGGGAGCCACGGCGCCGGCCGGCTGGATCAATGCGGCCTCGATCGCCGCGGCGGCCTTGAACGCCAAGGGCGACTGGCTCGCCACGCTGGGAGCCACGGCGCCGGTCGGCTGGATCAATGCGGCCTCGATCGCCGCGGCGGCCTTGAACGCCAAGGGCGACTGGCTACCGGCAAGCGGCTATGCCGCGCCGCCGACGGCGGCGGCCATCACGACGGCCATCCTGACCACGCAGATGACCGAGAGTTACAACGTCGATGGGGTGGCTCCGACCCTGGCCCAGGGCATCTACGTCTGCATGCAGCGGCTCCTTGATTTCGCCATCAGCGGCAACACGATCACGATTTTCAAGCTCGACGGCACGACGCCGGCACTCCAACTGACCACGGGCCAGGCCCACACATCCGATAGTGCCAGCCGTACCGCATGACCTCCAGCCTCGTCACGCTCGGCTTTTCCGGCGACGGGTCCGGGATCACCACCCTGGGGCTCAGCGGCGGCGCGGCGGCGATCCCGGCCGGCGCCGGCTCGCTCGTCACGCTGGGCTTTTCCGGCGACGGGCAGACGATCGCAACCCTGGGCTTCGGCGTGGCCGCGGCGGTCGTCATCCCGCCGCCCATCCAGGGCCAGCTCCGCCAGGCCGTCTATGCACGGCTGGCCGGATCGCATGCGATCAGCCTCCTGGTCGGGTCGCGGATCCACTTCGGGGCCCTGCCGCAGACCGTGAACCTCAAGGACGGCCCCGCGCTCACTTACGCGGTCATCACGCGGCCCTACGGCCATGTCCTCACCGGATCGGACGGCACCAGCCAGGCCCGCGTCCAGGTCACCGCGCATGGGTATTCGCAGGCGGCGGTCGACCTGATCACGCAGGCCGTCCGCGATTGCTTCGACGGCTACGCGGGCACGATCGAAGGCGTACCGATCACCGCGTGCATCCTCGACAACGAGATCGACCTGCCCTCGCCACCGATCGCCGGCAGCGATCAGTGGTCGTATTCCATCGCCAGCGACTACCAGGTCAACCACCGCGTATCACTCCCCGCGAATCTCAATTAGGAGTCCCATCTCATGGCCGCTACGCAACCGGCAGCGGGGACAACCCTCGCCTGTGATTTCACGACCCCGACGACCTATGTCGTGATCGGCCTCATCACCAGCATCTCGGGCCCCGAGGCCGAGGTCGGCTCGGTCGAGACCACGGTCCTGGCCAGCACCCGCAAGACCTACCGCTACACGATCGTGGACCCCGGCGAGCTGTCCTTCGAGATCGACTTCGACCCGACCGATAGCGCCGTCCACGCCAAGCTCGCGGCCCTGCAAGACGTCCCGGCGATGCACTCGTGGCAGATCAGCTACCCGTGCTCGGGCACGCCCAAGAAGGCCACGGTCGACGGCTTCTTGACCAAGTTCGCGCCGGATGCCGGCGGCGTGCAAGAGAACCTCACCGCGGCGGTCACCGTCAAGCTGACCGGCCCCATCGTCTGGAGTTGACCCCGTGCTCACTCGCATCTCGTTCCTCGCCCCGCAGCCCTTGGAGCGGCGCCCCGTCACGGTACCCGGCCTCGGCTCTTGCTTCGTCCGCGCCATGTCGGCCGGCGAGCGGGATGAATTCGAGGTCGCCCACGCCAAGGGCAAGTCGCGCGACTTCCGGGCCCGCCTGGTCGCCTGCACGGTCTGCGATGAAGACGGCGAGCTGGTCTTCCAGCCTGCCGACATCCCGGCCCTGTCGGCATTGCCCGCCGCCACGCTGCAGCAACTGGTCGTCGCCGCCACCGAGGTCAACCGACTGACCGAGGGCGACGTCAAGGACCTGGAGGACGCGGCAAAAAACTCACCTTGCGACCGCAACGGCAATTCCTCTTCCGCCTCGCCCTTGCCCTTGGCCGCACGGTCGCCGAGCTAGAAGCCTCGCTTTCCGACCGCGAGCTCGAGGAATGGCTCGCGTTCAACCGCCACGTCTGCCCGCTGCCCGACCCGTGGTCGATCGGGGCGGGGCTCTGGGCGGTGCTCGCCAATGCGTTTGGCAAGCGGCGCTACAAGCCCGAGGACTTCATCCCGGTGGCGCGGTCGCGGCGCAGGCCAGCCGGCGAACAGCTCACGGCCGAGGAATCGGTCGCGTGGCTACAGGGGGTGCTCGGTGGCGGGATCGATTGTGGTGACGGGGATCAAGGAGATCGACTCGAGGATGAAGACCCTGGAAAGGAAGGTCCAGCGGAAGATTCTCGTTCAGAACATGCGCAAGGGGATGAAGCTGGTCCTCGAAGATGCGCTTTTGCGGGTGCCGGTCCTGTCGGGCCTGCTCAAGAAAAACATCAAGCTCCGGGCGATGAAGCGGAAGAGGAACCGCGTCGGGCTGCTGGTGCAGATCCAGCCTGATCCGGGGTTCGTCAAGGGCGAATACTGGTACCCCGCGGCGGTCGAGTACGGGCATGGTACGGTACCACCCCATCCGTTCATGCGACCGGCCTATGACCTGAACAAGGAGCACTCGCGCGACCTCGCCATGCGCGGCATGCTGATCAGCCTCGAGCGAGAAGTCAAAACATAATGGCATTAGTGGGTACGATCAACGACGGGCAGTCCGATCGGGAGGCTTGAATAGTCATGCTGTTGATTTCGATTAACATTCGTGTAAGGACATATCAATCTTAGTCGGTACGATCGCAATTGCCATGACGGCCACGACGGAGCGCTTGCAGAAGGGCCTGAACGATGCGCGCAGTTCGCTCGCCGGGTTCGGCAAGTCGGTCATGTCCATCAAGGGCCTGATCGCCGGCAGCTTCGCGGGCGCGGGGATCGCGGCCCTGGGGCACTTCGCCGGGCTTGCAGACGATCTTTCGGACAATGTAGAGCGCCTCGGCACGATGTTTTCCGATAGCGCATCCATTGTGGTTGCGCAAGCGGAACGCATGAATAAAGCCTTTGGTACGAGCGAAATTTCCTTCACCGCGATGGCGGTGAAGATGGGCGGCCTCTTCAAATCTCTCGGCGTGGCGGAAGGTCCAGCGGCTGAGATGGCCTCGCAACTTGGCGTGATGGGGCAGGCCCTGGCTAATTTCAAAGGGATTAGCTTCGAGCAGGCCATGGGCAAGCTACAGGCCGGCATGGCGGGCAAGGGGAAGGGGCTGAAGGAATTCGGGATCACCGTTTCGGCGACGATGAGCGCGCAGGAGCGGTTCAACGCGATCATGCAGGGCGGGGCCGGCATCCTGGGCACGATGGACCAGCGCGCGATGGACGCGGGGGCTTCCTGGGCCTCGTTCCGCGGGCGCGTCGAGGAGCTGGAGATTTCCCTCGGCAAGAACCTCCCCGAGCTGGTCGAGCCATTTTTCGCCGAGCTCAATGTGCTGGTGGTCGCGGCGGGCGATGCGTTCAAGGGCCTCAAGCAAACGACCCTCGACTGGGGCGAAGGCAGCCTGGAAGCCGCGAAGTCATCGGCCGAGGGCATGGGCTGGGTTCAGAAGGCGGTCGGCGGCGTGGCCGATGCCTGGCAATTCATGGCCGGGGTCTTCCACACCTGGCAAGCAAACTTCACCGGCTCGATTGCGGCGATCGTCGATGCGCTGATCGACCTCGATAAATGGCTGGAGAAGAACCTGCCTGAATTGCTCGGCGGCGGCAAGAAAGGGGAGAACCGCGACTTCCTGGAGGGCTTCTCCGCCAGCTTGCACGAGTCAGCCGACAAGCAATTCGAAGACCTGCAAAAGGAATGGGCCAAGCCCTGGTCTTCCGAAGGCATCGACGCCGCTTTCGCCGCCTCGAAAAAGAAGATCGAGGAGGCTCGCAAGGAAGTCACCAAGGGCGCTCTCGCAGCCGCCACGCCAGCCGCGAAAGCGACGGCTGGTTCCACGCTCGCCAAATCAGCCGGCGAGGCCCTCACGATCGGCAGTTCCGGTGCCGCCAGTGCCCTGATCCGCAGCAAGTACGACATCGGCGACGAAGGGCACAACAAGAAAATGGCCAAGAACTCTGATGAGCAGGTCAAACTGCTGGGCGGTATCAAGGCGGCGCTGGAAGCCGGCGATGACGAGCCCGAGATCATGGACGACATCTAGGCGTGCAAATCAAATCCATTACCGACGTGCGCGGCAACCGCTCCGTCTCCTGGTCGGGCCAGGGCGGGCGGACCTACTCGCAGCAGGTCCGGGTGATCACGGATGACCCGACGATGGGCATGCGTGCCGTGGCCAAGGCGCTCAGCTTCCGGGTCGGCGATAGTTATATCCACCCCCTGACCACCACGCCCACGGAATGGGATTACGGTTCCTACTTGCAGGGTTTCGATCTCAAAGAAGAGGGCGACGACGGCAAGCAATGGCTCTGCACGCTCAACTACGGACAGTTCAACTGGGCCGAACAGGGCGGGGCCACGACCGAAGCGGCCAGTGACGGCCAGACCAGCCCGTTCAGCGTGCCGCCCAAGGTCTCCTTCGGGTCGGCCAGGTACGAGCGGGAATGCCATCTTGACAACAAGGGCAAAGCCATCGTCAACACGGTCGGCGATCCCTACGACCCGCCGCTCAAACGTGACGACTCGCGCGGCACGCTCACGATCGTGCGCAACGAGCCGACCTTCAATTCGCAGTATGTGCAGACGTTCAAGGACACCTGCAACCAGGACGTGTTCCTCGCCATCTATGCACCGAACACGGTCAAGTGTGCCGATGTCGTCGCCGAGCGGGAGTATCACGCCGATTACGGCTATTACTGGGTCGTCACCTATCAGTTCGAGATCCGCGAATTCGTGACCGATGCCAGCAACAATGTGATCTATGCCGGCTGGACGGAGATGATACCCAATTCGGGATTGCATGAATTGAAAACGCCGTTCGACCCCACACAGGGCAAAAAACCCATCATCCTGGGCGGAGCACCGGCGACGAAACCAGTCCTGATCAACCAGAACGGCGTCTATGCTCCCGGGGCCGATCCTTACTACCTGAAATTCCAGCTCTATCCGCTTCAAGACTTCAGCAAGTTCAACTTCGCTGACGACCTGCTCACGGTATCAAGCGTGCCGGGCGGAGGCGGATCATAGCCGGTGCCCGACTCCAAGCCCAAAGGTCCGGTCTATCTCAGCAAGCCTCTGGCGCGCCGCTTCGGCCGGGCGGTCAAGCGGGTGGAGGCGATGTACGGCCGCCCGCCCGACCAGCGCTCAAGCTCGCCGGTTAATCCCTTCCTGCCCATCCAGCCGGCCCAGGTCACGACGGCCATTCCCACGGGCACGCTCACCGCTCCCTCGAGCTCAGGGCGCGTGACCATCTACCGCGACGACGACCAGGGCGGCCTGGTCGCGGCCGAGACCGGGCAAGAATGTCGGAACGTCCATACCCTGACCGCGAGTATCGCCACGGGGAAGACGGTGCAAGTTTTCTGGAGAGCGGGGGTATGGTGGGTATGCAGCGCCGACTGTTAGTTGCAAATAATAAACAACAGTGGATTCAGAGAGGATGACATGCTAAATTGGACGGGTCGCCGGGTGCTTGTAACGCCCGGCAACCCTGACCCTTACCTGTCTTCTGGAGAGACGTGGCAATGGCTCCTCACAAGCATATCCTGGGAAGCGGCGTTTACGCGATTCGATGCCAGCCTACAGGAAAATTCTACGTAGGAAGCTCCGCCTGGCTTTCTAGCCGTTGGCGATCTCATCAGCTTTCTCTTGAGCGAGGAAAGCACCATTCGGCCCGGCTTCAAAATGCCTGGAACAAGTACGGTCCCGATGCATTCGTCTTCGGGGTTCTCGAATATGTCGAGCCTTCACGATTGATCGAGGTCGAACAGCACTGGATCGATCGGTTGAACACTGTAAATGATCGGCACGGTTTCAACATTTGTGCAAAGGCTGGATCGAGGATTGGCCATGTCATGCCAGCCCATGTCAAGGCAGCCGTCGCGGAAGCAAACCGAAAGCGAGTCTTCACGCCGGAAATGAGGGCGAGAATGGCAGCGGCGAGTAGGGGCAATAAATATGGTGCTGGACACGTCCAGTCGCCAGAACATATCGCCAAGGTTGCCGCAGCCAACAGGGGGCGTAAAGTGACGGCTGAGGTGAAAGCCAGGATCTCGGCAACCCACATGGGAATGAAACCCACGGCCGAGACGCGGGCCAAACTTAGGTCTCGCAGGCATTCAGAGGAAACCTTGGCCAAGCTTCGCGGGAGAACGTTTTCACCGGAACATTGCGCCAACATCTCAGCGGCGAAACAAAACATATCTCCTGAAACACGAGCCAAGATGTCAGCCGCACAGCGGGGCAAGAAACTCTCGGCGGAAAGGCGAGCAAAGATGGCGGCAGCCGGCATCGGCAAAAAGCATTCGGCCGAAACCCGAGCGAAGATGTCGGCAGCGGCGATGGGCAACAAACGGGCTCTCGGGCATGTCCAGACCGCCGAGCATCGCGCCAAACTCGATGCCGCGCGTGAAGCTCGACGCCGCGAGATTGCTTCCGATTGTTAGACCATGCCCGGAGGTATCCAGCTCAATCCGAGTGCCGCGGGGTCGGGCGACTGTTGCTGCGGCGGCGGCACCTGCACGATACATCTGCTGGGCTGCGACGGCTCGACCAATCTCGCCGGGGCTACGGTGACCATCAAGGACTCGGGCGGCACCACGCTCGATACCGGCACCACGGATAGCAGCGGCAACTTCGCCTCGACGGCCGGCTGCGGCAGCAACCGCACGGTGAGGGTCGCGGCGACCGGATATACCACCACCGATTTCACGGGCCAGACGCTCTCGTCCACCCCGCTCAACGTGAACATGGCGGGCCATCTCGATACGACCAATTATGTCTGTTGCGGTGGCTGCGCCTTCCCCAAGCTGTTGCACTATAGTTGGACGTTCGTCAATCCCACCGGGACACATACCGGTTCCTCGACGGCGACATATCGCAACGATGGCACCTGGTGGGCCGCTAATTTCTTCTCGTGCCTATCCGGTGGGTTCGTCAAGCAGGTTCAATATCTCGACGAGTTCGGCGTAACTCAGACATGCTACTTTCCCCCAACGTCATTGACGTGTGATCCGCTGAATGTGGTTTTCCACAATCCGACGGAGGAGGAATGCCCCGGCTATGCGGCGGCTTCGGGAGTCACATCGTCAACCTACACGGTCACCGCATGAACTGGACCGATGCCCTTGACCTGATAGTCGAGCAGACTGGCCATGCGCGTTACCGCTGGCTCTGCTCCGAGGACAATCCCGATGCCAGCCGGCGCGAAGCGTATCGGGCCCTGATGATTCGCCAGGCGGCCGGCGAGCCCGAGCCATCATCCGACGATGACGCCCAGCTTCGGGCTCATGTCGCACGGCATGGTTGCGGAGGATGTTGAATATGCACGCGATCATCCTTTTACTTGCTTCGCTCGGCCAGACGGTCGCCGAGCCGGGGTTCGAAGTGCCGGCGCAGGGGCACGGCAAGTTCAAGTACCAGCCCGCCGGCTCGGCGTGGACGTTCGGCCCCAACGGCGGCCTGTCGGGCAATGGCTCCGGCTTCACGCAGGGCAATCCGGCCGCGCCGGAGGGCAATCAGGTCGCGTTCTTGCAGGCCAACGGCTCGGCCTCGCAGGCGATCAACTTCCCCGCGGCCGGCTCGTTCATCGTCACGCTCCAGGCCGCGCAGCGCAACTACCCGCAGCCGTACGGCATCCAGACGTTCGCGGTCGGCATCGACGGCCGGGAGGCGGCCCGGATCACGCCGGCCGGCACCACGTACCAGACCTACTACGCGCTGCTGCCGCCACTCGCGGCCGGCGACCATGTCCTGTCCCTGAAGGGCCTTACCTCCAGCGGCAACAATACGGCTTTCGTCGACGCGGTCAGGGTTGTGTCCGCGCTCACCACTCCGGTCAGCGTCGACGACGCCTGGGTCGGCACGAGTGGCAAGACGCTGGGGTTCCACTTCTCCGGCGGCACGCCCACCCAGCTCATCGCCGCGCCGGTCCTCTACGTGAACGGGATCGCGACCGCGCCGCTGGGCCCGCCCGCCCAGCTCGCGGGTAATGAGGTCGCCCTGTTCCCCTTGCCGCCGGGCCTCACCGTCAAGCCGGGCGACGTCGCGACCACCAGCACACCACCCATCTGGCAGAACACGACGGCGGGCCTCGCCGCCCCCGTGAGCGGCCTGGCGGTCGCCAACCGCGTCGGCCGCTCGCCGCTGCCGCCTGAGGCGCTCGCGCCCCGCACGCTCGCCGTGGGCGTCAACAACAACACCTGGCCGATGGGCCCTTGGGGTAATTACTACCCGTTTGCGAATTGGAGCTTCAAGTGCAACTGGCCACCCGGCGACATGGGCAAGATCCGGGGCAGCGGCACGCTCCGCATCTACTCCAACGCCGGCGCCAACAGCGTGGACGGCACGGGGTATCCTGGGCCTGCCGGGCTCTGGCTCGTGTACTGGCGCAGCGTGGTCGGCCCCAGGGGTGAACCGCCAGCGACATTCGCCCTGACCACGGTGGATGCGGCGAGCACCACGGTCGGCGAGCGACTCGACCTGAATAACCCCACGGCACCGGGCGGCTATCAGGCGCGCGTCTTCGACTTCCAGCACGCGGCCTCCAGCACGACGGCCAATATCGACGTGGCGTTGACCTTCTCCGACCCGAGCAACACCGGCAACTATTCCGACCTCTGGGTTGTCGGGCCGGGCGACTTCGATGCTCAGGCGGGGGTGCCGGTCACGTTCGACACGTCCGACCCGTTCGCCCTGTCGCGGACCTACACGCAGTGGGTTCCCCAGAATGTGGGTTCGCTGCGGTGGGTCGATTCGAGCAATTGCGGCGGCAACCCGGTCTCCTGCCCGTACCCCGAATTGCTCATGACCAAGAGCGACAAGGGCTGGGGCGAGCTTGCCGGCCGCAACGTGCGCTGGGGCTACACCGCGCTCGGGCCGGTCGACCCGCAGGCCACGCCGTGGCAATACTCGCCGTTCTACCGCACGGCCAGCGAGCAATTCACCGCCACGCTCGCCGATCCCATCACCACCACGCCGGCCGCGGGCGTCAACGAAACCTACACGTTCCCGGACGCCGACACGGCGCCCTTGATGGCGGGGCTGGAGATCGCGATCGATTCCGAGGTCATGCGCATCCTCACGGTCTCGGGCAGCTCCGTGAAGCTCTACCGGGGATCGAATGGCACCACGCCGGCCGCTCATGCGGCGGGGCCGGTCAAGGTCAGCGGCCGGAGGGCCATCCAGATCGGCGCCGGCGGCACGGCGAACGACGCGCACACCTATCAGCTCACCACCGATGTTCCGCACGGCCAGTACACCGGCAGCATGTCGATGAATACCGTGGGCGCAGGCTGGCCGAACGTGATTTGGACCGATGGCAGCGTGACGGGCCGGCTGGACGCGCGCATGCCGATCGTCACGGGGCCGAATACGCTGGTGCAGGTGGTGGCGCCGGTGGTCAAGGGCGGTGCCAAGCCCACGAAGGTCTACCCGCTTGACCCGGCGCAATGTTACAGCGCCGTCCGGTATCCGGGCGGCTACATCCCGCCCGAAGTGACCGCGATTGCGACGGCGAAGTTCCCCCGAGCGGCCCTCCACGTCAACATCAACCTGGATGCATGCGACGATTTCGTGTGGACCGTCATGCGCCGGGTCAGGGACGACTTCCCGGCCGGTCGAGTCGTGATCGTGGAGTACATGAATGAGCCGTGGAATTTCGGCTTCACCGGCTTCGAATACTGCACGAAGTGTGCGGACTATCTGGGCTACGAGAATCCCTACTCGCTCTCCTATTACATGCGCCGCTCTGCCGAGGTCGGCGCCATCGCCCGGGCGGCGTTCAAGGAAACGGGCCGCGAGGGCGAAATCAAGCTCATGCTGAACTGTCAGCTCGGGTCGGATCAACCGCAAAAACATCTCACCTACGCGGCCAAGAACGGATGGCAGGTCGACCGCATCGGCAACGCTCCTTATCTCATGATCGACACGGGCAAGGATGCGTTCGCGACGTGGGACGATGATCAGCTCTGCGACCTCTGGCCCATGTTCCTCTGGTACGACACGCGAGCCGGGTCTTACAACGGCTGGACGGCCACGGCGCGCGGCTACATCGCGGACTACAACAAGGCGGTCGGCGGGGAGGGTTGCCAGCTCATGGGCTATGAGGGGGGGATCGAATACGCCGTGCCCACCGGCTCGGCGAATCAGGTCACGCGCGGCATGGACCTGGTGTACAACCCCCACTGGTACTGGATGGAGGACACCTTCTACCGCTGGGCCCAGCGGCACGGCTACGCCAACCTGCACGTCTACTCCCTGAGTCAGTATCACTCACCCCACTTGTGGGGCATCTACCATTGGCCGCGGCAGCAGCCCGGCTACGGCGACGGGCGCTGGGGCGGCAATGACAACCGCTTGCGGCTGGCCAGGCCCGGCCAGCCCAACAGCAAGCCCGCGAACGTGAATGTGGATCTCAACGAATCGGTGCGCGGCCAGGCATTCCGGGACTGGCTGCGCTCCCGATGATTGATGAGCCCGATCGCGGCGAGGCCGATGACGCCCTACCGGACGGCGCCTGCGCCGAGGTTGCGGAGGAAGCGGAGCAGATCGCCGAGGACCTGGCCGCGGTGCTCGACCTCGATAA